GTTCGATGGAATCCTTTAATCCGGCTGCATTGTCAGGAGCCTCGAAATAGCAGGCTCCCTTATGCCCATGCGACCTATTACAGATAGCCTCGAAGCTCTTGCCACAGTTCATTGCTTGCCCCTTGCTGAACAGTAATCCCCGCGAACGCAAGTGAATGTGACAGCGGAAAGAAGAGAACCGCATTCGCAAAGCATGGCTGGCCGCAGGTCATGTTCGCAAATATCCACACGCTGGCCATTCTCAAACCACACGCTGTAGGCCCAAACCGGAGGACGGCCTTCGCGCGGATAAGTGTGAGCAATACCGATTTTCCCCTGAACGCCCACTAGATTGCTGAGCCATGCCGCTGATTCGCTAACCTTGACCTTGTCTCCCGCCGCGAACTTTGCTGGTTGCTTTGTCATTTCGTTCTCCAGTGTTTGCACTTTACGTCAATCCGCGTATTCCTGTCAAGAAAATTCGTAGGACTAGTACTTTTTTCTTCTTGCTTTTTCCGCTTATTGGCGTATCTTGTTGATTATGAACGACACAGAAGTCCGGCAGGAAATCAGGAAGCGAGCGAGCGAAGGTACATTGACCGATGTCGCCAAGCAATATGGCGTTAGCGTGCAGTATTTGCATGACGTGGTGAAGAATCGCAGAAAGCCAGGCCGTAAGTTACTAAATGGAATGGGTTTAGTTAAGCGTGTGGAGTACGTCAGGCCATGAGCAAACGAGCGGCAGGCGGCAGGAAGCTCACGCAAGCGCAAATCCTGCTGAGGATGCACCTGCGAGAGATTTTCAGGACAGACCGTGTTGTAGTTGAGTATCCGTTCATTTTGGGCAGGAAATTCAGGCTTGACGTAGCGGTACCGATTAGGCGATTGGGATTTGAATGTGACGGAGGATATTGGGGACGCGGGCACCGGCATGGATTAGCAATCGAGAAGGATTACGAAAAGCAGAACCTCGCACATTTTCATCACTGGAGAGTTTTCAGATTTACGAACCGGCAAGTCTTGAACGGCGACGCTAAGTCTTGGATTTTAGAGCACTTATCGTAGTTTTTTGGGGCAGAAAGGGCGCGAAGGATGAGTGACAACCTATTGAATCCAAGCGAAGTGCGGATTTGCGGCCAGAAGATGATGGTGAGCAGTGTCCCTGATGATCAATCGCTATTCTGTAATCGGCCTCTAGGCCACGATGGATTACATGCATGGAAGAGCGATTTCCAGTTTTATAAGAGACCGCCAGCAGCAGCAGGCGACCTGCAAGCGCAAATAGCGGCGCTCGTGGCAGCAGTGACGGCAAGAAACCAGCAAATCAGCAGCCTGTCAGAGCAAGTGCGTTTGGGCTTTGAAGCCTCCACCAGCCAGCAGAACGCGGCAGCGGCAAGAGCGGAGAATCTGGCGGCGGAATTGAAAGCATTGAGTACGCGAGTACACGATATTCAGCAGTTCCAGTTTGATAGAGCTGGTGCCCTAAGGGATATTTTGACGACTATTGAGCAGGAACTCAGCGCATTGGAAAGTGGGTTAGTGGAACATGACGCCTATGCCAAGGCCCTGAACGAGAAAATGGCTTCCAGCGAATATGTGAAGGTTACAAATCAGATGCGTGAGTTTATGGGCGCAATCGCCTTGCATGTCGCAAACGGTGAAATGGAAATAAAGCATAAATCGGCGCAACTCCAGCATAATCAGCAACTAAAAGCCAAAAAGGCAGCGAGGAAGCGCAGCAAATGAGTGCGCCCATCCACGATTATCCAATCAGGGATGAGATTCTGTGGCAATTCGGGCCACGGCTGGACGGACTCGAAGTATTGGAGATCGGGGCAGGCAGCGGCTACACGGCTTGGAAACTGGCTCCAAAGGTCGGGCAGATGGTAGTAGCAGACGTGGCAGACATGAGTTTCGGGCCAAAGATCATGAGCTATGTGGCGGACTTCACAAAGCCCGGAGCACAGAGGACGTTAGGCAAGTTCGATTTCATCTACAGCCTGGATATGCTTGAATGCGTTAAAATAGGCGAAGGGGCGCAAGTCTTTGAAAACATAAGGGAATGCCTGAAATCAATGGGCACGGCCCTCATCACATTCCCGAACCACAGCAAATTCCCCAATAACTACCCGAATCTAGACCAACTCATTTACGAAATGCGCGTTGGCGGCATAGATTACAACCAATTCAGAATCACAACTGTGGAGCTGCGCGGCTGGGCACAATTCTGGTATCGCTGGGGGCATGACGTGCCGATGGGCATACTGAGAGACCTTCGCAAGAGCGATTCAGGCATGAATTATGACGAGACCTGGGCGTTCAAGAAACGGAATACGCTAGAGCGTTTCAAGCCATTGATTCATGGCTATTGGGCTATCCTCAATGGAATCATCAAGTTGGGTGGGCCAGCATACCGGCAAAAGCAAATCAAGGGAGAAATTCTGGGCAAGCAAATCTTAATCAGGATATTTGCTTGAGTACTAGAACGTTGACAAGCCACAAGTTAGAGAGTAAATAGATTGAGTTAGATGGCAAAAGGACGAAAAACAGGCGGCAGGGTCAAAGGGCAGAACAAAGTCGAGTCTGCGGAGTACTTCGTCAGGCAAGTTGAGCAGGCTTTGGGAAAAGGCCAATGGAATGACAGCTTCATCAATCTGACTTGCAGACACCTTACTCGTAACGGAAAAGACGCAGCACTTTCACTCACGGCACTCCTCAGAATGCTCGAAATGAAGTACGGCAAGCCGAAACAAACCACAGAGCATACAGGCAAAGACGGCGGCGAAATATCCGTGAAAGTGACGCACGTTGGCAATTGAAATATCCGTCAGGCTTCAGCCAAAACAATCCCACCTGCTAGAACTCTGGAACGATTCACAGACAACACGCATAGGCTTTGGCGGAGCGCGAGGCGGAGCGAAATCTGGTGGTGGCCGCAGATGTATGCTGCTCAGAAGGCTGGAATACGCGAATACAACCGGCCTGATTCTCCGCAGAACGTATCCAGAGCTTTATAAGTCACATATAATCAAGATGTTTGAAGAGTTTCCGGTAACGCGCGGCTGGTGGAATGAACAGCGCAAGGAAGTGGCGTTTCCGAATGGATCAAAGCTATTCTTTGGCTCGGCAGAGCATGAAAAAGACATGGCAAACTTCTATTCGGCTGAGTTCGCTGACATCATGGTCGATGAATCGCAGGAGTTCAGCCAGGATGAACTGGAGAAACTGACCGGCTCAAATCGCTGCACCAGCAACAGAGCCATCACTCCCAAGATGGTCTACACGTTCATGCCAGGGCTTTCTGAGGCAGGAATCCCGCCAAAGGGCTTGAACTACCTGAAACGCGTGTTTCCTGATGGGCAACTGAGAGGCGAGGAAGTAAGGAATAAGTGGGCATTCATTCAAGCGTTTGCGTGGGATAATGTAGAGTGGGCAAGAACAGAGCTTGAGAAAGATGGGCTGGACGAGGAAGACTTCTACTCGTGGGACGAAGATCGTAGGCGCGAGTACTTCATAAACAGAACGCAGTTTGGAGCAACGCTCGCCGGTCTGACGAATGCTTACCTGAGAGAGGCCTGGCTGTACGGCAAATGGGGAGCGTTTGAAGGGCAATACTTCCAGAACTTCCGCTATGAGAAAGACACAATCGAGGCGGAAAGCATCATCATCCAGCCGTGGCATAAACGCTGGATTAGCGGTGACTGGGGATTTGAGCATCCTGCTTGTTTTCATTGGCATGCACAGGATGAAGAAGGCTTTGTCACGACGTACAGAGAGTTCTGGAGTATTGGACTAGGCGAAGCGGCTTTAGGGCACAAGATTGGCGAACTATCGAAGGGCGAGCCAATCAAGAACTTCTATCTAAGCTGGGATGCGTTCGGCAAGCTCTCAAAAGAGACTCGAAGGCCTATTACCGAGTTGATTGCAAATGCTTTACCCTCGAATGTGGCCTATCCAACGCCAGCCGATGCCAGTCCTGGTACCAGAATCTCTGGCTGGAGATTGATGCACCAGTTAATCGAAGCAGAGCAGTGGAAGATCAGCAGAGAGTGCAAGAAGCTCATAGAATGCCTGCCGACGCTCGTCAGAGACATGCAGCGCAACTCTGAGGACGTTCTAAAGGTAGACCACAGCGAGAACTATGTTGGCGATGACCCGGCAGATTGTGCGCGGTATGGGCTAGCTGAGGAGCGAATCACGGTGGTTGGCAAGCCTCTTTCCCTCAGGCTCAAGGAGCGCGTGCAGGAAATCGTCAAACAAGCGGCACCTGACATGATGGTGCAGTACGAAAAGGCAATCGCGGAGAGCAAGAAGCATCCCACGACAATCCCCATCAAGCGGAGGCACTGGAGGTTTGCTAGGTAACAAATACCCCCTTGACAAAGGTGGTAGACTGTTTCCCATGCGTGAATCCTTGCGCGTGGCGTGGAACTGGATAGCAAAAGGGCGCTACACCTGCTACCTAGAGCAGGAGCTAGAACGTACCCGCACTGAGTTGCGGCAGTGGCAAGAGATATTCCTCACTGAGCAGGGCCTTCCAAAACTGACACCGACCGCACCACAGACTTTGCCGAAGACGCATGGCCGGATGCTGCCCAGCCAGTTCAAAGCAAAACTAGCGGCATTTACGATGCCAAAGGAGAAGCAAAATGGCAGCGCGTAAACCCGGAAGACCGCGCAAAGATTTGCCACCAAAGAAAGTATTGGCGGCGTTGGTCAGGGAATTGAAATCATGACGTGGGGACATACCAAAGATTGGCGCGGAACGGCGGACGAACGCTTTCTAAATGCGGTATGCATTGTCGCGAGCGGCTGTTGGGAGTGGCAAAAAGGAATTTTCGGTAAAAATGGTTACGGGGCACTCGATGTAGACGGAAGAACGATAGGAGCACACCGATTTTCCTACGAGAGATACGTAGGGCCTATCCCTAAAGGAAAGCACATTGACCACCTATGTCGTAATCGGAAGTGCGTAAAGCCTTCCCATTTGGAGTTGGTAGAACCCGGAGAGAATGTACTGCGTGGAATTGGAATAAGCGCTCGCAACGCAAAGAAAGCCCATTGTAAGCGTGGCCATGAGTTCACGGTAGAAAATACGTATGTTCGCCCGCACAAAGGCGGTAGGGCTTGTAAAATTTGCAAAGCAAATCAATATCTACAGAGCAAGGCGTGAGCATGTCCATGCACATCGACAACGTGAGAATGAATCTGGATGGCACGATGACCGTTACTCTGTCGGCGGACATCAATCCCACGGTAGCGGCTTCGTTTGCCGGGGCCGTTGTAACTGGCGTTGCGACAAACCCAAACCCTTCGCAGGTCGATCTGGTGATTACAGTTACTCCCAGTTCGCCTGTGCCCAGACAAGTAGTGACGCAAGACCCTGGCGGTTCAGGGACGATTGACGGCTAAAGGAGAAGCGCATGATTCTAACGAAGGAACTACTCGACAGGTTTTTTGGCGTGGTTAATCGGGGCAATCAGACCGATGCACGGGAATGGCTCCTGGAGATGCTGGGCAAGACTCCGAAGGAAGCAAAGGCAAGTGCGGCTGACCCTACGCTATTTTCAAAGGAAATCAATGCATTTGCTCCGCCCGAACGCCGCAATGCAGCGAAAGATACCCGGCCAGAACCAAGAGAAGAACGCAGACATGGAGCACCTGACCTTCGGCCATTTGTGAGCGTAGTGCCTGTAGTGCCAGCGAAACCGATTGTGCCGGTTGTAGCGCCGAAACCAGTTGCGCCTGCCGTTACGCCTGTTGTGCCACCTGTACCACCGAGCAAATGATAAACATCAAGCCAGCCAATCGCGGCCTGTTCACGAAGAAAGCCCATGCGGCTGGAAAGTCGGTACAGGCTTATGCGAATCAGAAGGCTGGTGCTGGCGGGAAACTTGGCAAGGAAGCGAACTTCGCGAGAATGGCCAAACGTCATTGGAAACCTCTCAGAAAGGGATTCAAGATATAAATGGCAGCCAACAAAGTACTTCAGGTCGGCACAGCAACGCTCATCGACACGGCAGTCACCGCTCCAGTTGTCGGCAACGTCTTCTCCTTTGCTGAGCACAAAGGCAGCGGCGACTATAGTGCCATATTCCAGGCAGTCGGTACCGTTACTACGATCACCGCTCAGCTAGAGGTTAGTTTGGATGGTGGCACGACCTGGGCTATTGCGGTTACGGGTGCAAACTTCTTTGCAACGAACGCGGTAACGAACAAAGTGGTTACGCCGGTCATCTGCGGAGCTTTGTATCGTATCAACTACACGGCGGCTTCCGGTTCACTTGGTATCTGGTGCTGCTCGAACTAAATGACAAACCCAACCACGCTCACGGCACGAGACCCAGGCCAGCCCGACCCGAATAACCTGCCGCGTGAATTGTGGTACCCACTCTGGCAATTGCTGGTAGACCTTGAACGCATTGACGACATCCCCCGCAGGGAAGAAGTTAAGCTGATTCTTCAAAGACGCCTTTACATGCGTGGCGAGCAGTACTGGTGGTACGACAATTCAGCAGGAGCCTGGTATCCGCCGAACATGCTGCCAGCTGGATTTGACGAAACCGATACAAACAGCGGCAATTTCAAGAACGTTACGAATATCTTCCAAGCAACAGGGCTTTCTCTTTCAAGCGTCATCACGCAAAACAATACGAGAGCACAGTTTTTCCCTGCAAAGGCTTCTGACCCGCAGGATGTATCTACGGCCAAGAATGCCAGCAAGTTCACCGATCAGATGCACCGGAAGAACGATTGGCCAAAGCGCATGGATGAAGCAGGCTATTTCATGTGCACAGACGGGTTCTTTGGCGCTCATGTGCGTTATGTAAGCGATGGCGACAAATTCGGCCATGACGAAAGGGATATTCTTTCTCCGGTAGAGGTTCCGATAGGTCCAGCAACGGTTTCATGTCCTTCCTGTGGGTATGAAGCGGAAGGCAGTCTCGATACACAGCCGACTTGCCCCGATTGCGGCCAGCCAACACAGGAAAATCCCCCTCCGACCGCTACAGGCCTAGAGACTTTAGGCACTTTGCAGATTCCCAAAGGGCAGGAAGTTGTCAGCATCGTTCCGGCGTTGCAGATTCGTAGAACGGCTTATGCCGATGAACAATCTGACTTCCTGTACATGGACTGGGTAACGGACATCGACAAGTCCGTGGCGATTGCGACTTACCCGGAGAAAGAGGATTTGCTGTCAGGCACGACAGGCGGCGACGATGCAGGAACAGCAGCCAGCTATGAGCGCATCGCACGCAGGCTTCTTTATCTTGGCACAGGCAGACATTCAGGAGTGACACTTGAGGGCCTCGGAACGTTTCAACGGGCATGGATACGGCCAAAAGCCTTTTACCGGATTACGGACAAGGTGCTTCGGTCGCAGTATCTCCAGATGTATCCAAAGGGCGTCAAGATTGTTTTCTACAATGGCCAGTATTGCGAATCGAAAGCGGAAGGCATGGATGAGGCGTGGGAATCCATGCAGACGATGCCCGGCGAGGGGTCAATCCGAGAGACGCTGATCAGCTCGATTCTGCCGATTCAGGACCAGCTCAACGATTGCACGAATCTTTTGTTTGAGATTTGCATGAATGGCGTGCCGGAGGGCTTTGCCGATACAGAATTATTTGATATTGAAGCTCGGAACGAGCAAGTAGCGAATGCGGGCAATATTACGCCCGTGACTTTGGCTCCAAATCAGGACATTCGGCAGAAGATGCAGTTTACACAAGCCGTAGAGCCTTCGATGGCCATGATGAAGTACATCGACATGCTGATGAACGCCATTCCTCAGTTTCTCTCAGGTAACTATCCAGCCCTTTTTGGCGGAGATACAGGCTCAAACGACACTGCGGCTGGCATTGCTATCCAAAGAAATCAGGCAATGGGCAGAATCGGGCGTGTCTGGCGCAATTTCCAGCAATTTCTGGCGAATGTCGATGCAAAAGCAGTGAAATGCTTCGCCAATAACCGCACTGAGGACATGGAAGTAGCTCAGCAGGGCGATACAGGCGAATTTGACACCGATTTCGTGCGGCTTGAGGACATGCAGGGCAATATCGTTGCCTTCCCGGAAGTTGATGCGCAGTTTCCGGTCCTCGAAGCAGATGTACGAGCGCTTTTGCTGAATATGTTCAACGGCGGGAACCCGATCTTCCTCCAAACCGTGGCAACGCCTGAAAATCTTGAGTATACGTTCCGCATGCTGGGTATTTCCGATATTCAGGTGCCTGGCGAGCAGCAGAGGAAGAAAACCAATCTTGATATTGCCCAGCTTTCCCAGGAACAGCCGCAACCAGGACAGCCCGGCGTTGGACCCGATGGCAAGCCAACTCCTCCCCAGCCTGTACCGAGTATTGTTCCTGACCCGAATATTGACGATCTAAAAGTAGCGGCGGCAACGGCAAAGGCATGGCTCATCAGCGATAAAGGTTTGCAGGTAAAGCAAGCGAATCCTGCCGGCTACATCAACGTGTATTTGTTCTCAAAAGCCTGCGCAATGATGGAGAAGCAGCAGGAGATGCAGCAAGCAGTCGCGGCAATGGCCCTGCAAGATCAAGGACCACTTGCCGACGCCGGAGGGGCTGGAGCGATGCTCCCACCGCCTCATCTAAAGCCAGCGGAGAAGAATCCGCCTAAACCGAGTTCTGCTTCTGGAAGTCCAGGAGCTGGAGCATAGAGCAAATCGCCTAGTCAGCGTTAAATGACGCAGCTCTAAGGAGAAAAATGGCAACGACAGTAGTAACACCCCCCGCCGACACTCTTGAGCAGAAGTTTGCCAAGATTGAAAGCGGCGCAGCAAGCGCGGCTGCGACACCGGAAGTGCCTCCGCCAAGCACAGAAACGCCTGAAACTCCGGCAGCGGTGCCGGGGCAGGAAACTGCCGAACAACCGACCCAAGGCGTGGAACCGGAAGAAACAGAAGTTAATCTGGACGAAGTGCCGGAAGGGACTGGAGAGTTTTCGGAGTTCAAGGACCAAATCAAGTCAGCTCCAAAGCTCAGACAGATTCTCGGCCAGCACAAAGCCTACGTAGAAATGCGTGGGGACCAGCCGTGGGAAGAGTTCAAAGGCATACACGAACGCGTACCGACACTTGCCGACGCTGAAAAGCTCGTGGAAGAGTCGGAACAGGCGCGAGCTTTCGGTAAAACCTACCGCGAAAGCCCTGCCGAGTTCGTGGAAAGCCTCAGACAATCAGACTCTCATGCGTTTACGAAGCTGGTTTCCGATCTGCCGCAGATTCTTGCAAAGACGGATGTAAATGCTTGGCGCGACCAGGCGGCATCCTACATTGACCCTGTGCTCAGCAATCTCTACGGGATTGCAGCGCGGGATAAAAACGAGGCACTGGCTCAAGCGGTTCAACTCGTAGCTCAGTCACTTGGCATTGCACCGGGACGCACCGCGTCACCGGCCAGCAATCCTGAAGTCGAAGAGTTGCGGAAGAAACTGCAAGAGAAAGAACAGTCGGAAGGCACGCAGGCGTTTGAATCGTTCTGGGGACAGACCGACAGCGTAGTCATTAATCGCACGGTTACGGAGATTGAGGCAACTCTTAAAAAGGCTGCTCCCAATGCTTCGGAAGCGACGATGAAACGCATGGTCAGGGAAGTCTACGACAAGACGCTTCAAGCACTCGGTGAACAGCCGCAATTTGTCGCTCAGATGGAAAATTACCGTCAAGGCGCACAAAAAGGGCGGCAAGGAATTTCCGACCACAATGCCATCGTTGATTTCGCCACAAAGCGGGCAAAGCTCGTCATTCCGCGTGTGGCGCGAGATATTGCAAGCGAGTGGAGCAAATCCATCTTGCAGACGAGCAAGCAGACGATTGAGACAAAACAGGCAATCGCCGCAAAGACCAAAGACGTTGGTTCCGGTCCACAAGCAACCTCTTCCGCTGCTGCTGCCGTGCCGAAGAACGGTAAACGAACATCGGAAGACGTATGGAAAGAAATGGAATCCGGGAACTACGTTCCGCCTAAAGCGCGGGTTTGATTTTTAGCGGGGATGCCAAAAGGAGATTGGAATGGCTTCAGTTGAGGCAAACGTTCAAGGCCTAGAACGCGAGCTGATTGTTTACAAAGATGGTATCCCCGAACTTTTGGAGATGGACTCCGTCCTCTACAACCTGATGGAAAAGCAGGAAGCAGACCCGGCATCGAACAGGGCAACGCGTATTCCGTTGCTTCAGTCGATTGGCGGAACGTTCCAGCAGGTGAGTATGGACGGCGGTTCGGTTGGCGACACCGGAGGCCCGGTGTGGCAGACCGCAACACTTACCCCGTTCTATTACACGTCAGGCTTCAGCTATACCTTGCTTGCGAAGTACGCAACCACGGGCGCTGAACGCGGCGTGAAATCGGCAACGGGCGAGGTTATGCGTCTTGCGGTCAAGCAGTTCAAGACGTTCCTCGACATGCTGATGAACACGGCTGGCAACGGCGTAATCGGAACGATTACCTCGGTGTCCACCAATACCTTCACAATGACGACTGACGGCTTCAAGGAAGAACTCGTCATGGTCGGCCAGAACGTGCAGGTGTACAACGCGGCGCTTACCACAAACCGTGGCTCGTCTACGGTGACGGCATTTGACCGTGTAGCTCACACGATTACGGTAGCGGCGGCTCCGGGCGGCAGCATCGCTACGGACTTGCTGGTTATCGGCGGACTTTCCGGCACGCTTACGGCGCAGTCTTCGCTGTTCGGCATCCAGTACCACCAGTCGGACGCGACTTCCGGCACTTGGCTGGGCCTGAACCGGGCGACTGTTCCGCAGGTTGTGACGCCTAGCGTCAATGCAGGCTCTTCCACGCTGACAACGGGCATGGTTCGTGCAGCTTTGAATCGCATCCGTTTGAACCTGGGAGACAATTTCTTCAATACGGAAATGACGAAACTCATCTCCTACCTGCATCCGGCACAAGCCGATTCCTACGAGTCGATTGCGCTGCTCATCAGCAACATCTGGAAAGACCCAACCGGCAACCAAGCAGTAGACCTGATGTTCAACAACCAGTCGGGACTCAAGATGTCGAATGTTCCTGTGGTGCAGTCCATCCATCAGGACCGTACGCGCATTGACTTCCTCTGCCTTGGCTATTGGGGGCGTATCGTGGCCACCGATACCGGCTTCCTGACGATTGGCGACAAGATCGTTTGGCCGAAAATCGACACTTCCACCGTTCCAGGCGGCTTGCTTGCACAGGAGCAATTCTGGATGAAGGCTGGGGTCCAAATTTTCAACCGCCAGCCAGCGGGGAGTTCGTATATTAAATCGCTCGGATTGCCTGTAATCGGGTCATCGAGCATTTACTGAAGAGTAGTTTTACTCTCTTGGGGCGGGAGAATAACTCGCCCCACCTTAGAATTATATTTCTTGCAGTTGCAGGAAAGGCACGCGGGGACGATATTAGAAGCCCAATCAGTCCCGCCCTTAGATAGAGGAATACGATGGTCTTTGGTAGCGGTCTTGAAGGTGAGAGGGATTTTGCAATAAAAGCATCGCCATCCGTAAAAGGCCAACCGGGATTTCCATTGCTCAAATGTATGCTTACTTGCAGAATGCTTTTTATACAGCCTTCTTTTATGTTGGTTGCGCCTAGCAAGATGAGAGAACTTTTCAGGATTGTTTTTCCGCCAACGATTAGCATTATCTATAGCTTTTTTCTTGTTGGCAGGATTGGATTTGAACTTAAAATACCATTTTCTCTTATACTCTTTCATTTTTTCTGCATTGGCTTTAGCCCATTTCTTATTAGCGGCCAGAATCTTAGCTCTACGGATTGGGTTTGTATGGAAAGCTTTATTGCAGGATTTTCTAGAAGATTCTCTCAGTTTTTCAGGGCGACTAGCTTTGGCTTTGAGGTATTTCAAATGTCGTTTGGCAGGGTCGTACACGGAGGTATTTTACCGTGAAAGTCCCTGCCTATTTGCAAAAAAGTATTCGGGAAAAAGGGGGATTAAATCCTCATGGTCTACCTAATTTCAGGGTAATTTGGGGAGGGGACAGATTTACATGGATTGGGGGTAAATGGAATCACCATGACGACAGCGGTAACGTAATCGGGTCGCATATCGGTCTGGAACGTGTGCACAAGCATCCGGAAGCTAAGGACCGTTGGATTCTTGAAGTGTGGTGCCCGCCAGAAAACTACGGTTCTGAATTGGTTTGGGAAACGATGTTCACAGAATGGATTGATGGCCAGAAGGTTGAAACGATGGGGCCTTTCCCGCGTCAGGGCGAATACGAAATCGTAAAAGTAATTGAACGCGAGTACAGGGATTCCAAAGGCGTGACATGGAAGAAAGAGTTTGTTCCGCTTACGCCGACTATCTGCGATGCCATCGTGGATACGGCTATCAGGAATCGGGATTTACCGGAACGCATCAAGAAAGAAGCGAAGCGGGCCATGTTCGCGGAACAAGAGAAGGCAGAAGACGATAAGTTGTGCGACAAAATCAGGAAGATTGAAGAAGCACGTCCCGAATGGGCAAAGAACGAGCATGTCATCATGCCCAGTGATTTTGAGATTTCTAAATTCAGCTAGGAGGAAAGATGGGAAGCATTCAGATTTGCAATACTTCAAAGGAACAGATTCAGCTTCCGCGAAGGACGTACAACACGCTCGGCTGGAGAATTCCCGCTTGTCCCGCAGACAAGCCATTCACCAGCATCGTGATTGACGACCAGATGGATGTGAAGAAAATCTACGTCACGTATGCGGAAAGCGAAGCGGAGAAAATCCCCGTGCCGATTCCTTACCAGCAGGTAGTTGCAGACTACTTCGCCAATGAACGGCTTACAGAGCGTGGCTGCTTTACTTGTGCGCCCGACCATATCCCCACTGAAGCGGAAGTCACCGCCGCGCGCCAGACACGCATCAAGTGGCTGCAAAAGCTCATTGAAGCGGGTGACAAAGAGTTCATGCGGACAAAGAAGATTGAAGAGATTCCCGACATTTGCAAAATGGCCGTTGATGAACTGGGGCTGAAGAGGGAATGGGCGATTGTCGCTCCTCCGCCAATGACGCAGTGCCCTGCTTGCGGAGAATCCATCAACGTTGGAGTCGCAATCTGCAAGGGCTGCCATGCAATACTCGATTTCGAGAAGGCAAAACAGTTTGGCCTTGTTCAGGAATCGGAAGAAGAAAGCGTGCCGGTTGCACCGAAGCGTGGACCGGGACGCCCCAAAAAGGAACCTGTTCCTGAACAGGATTTGGATGGATCCATCGGGGGAATCTAATTGCCGGTACTTGGCACAACTGCGTTTCC